CTACCCGGCTTCGAGCTTGCGGATCGCGTTCTCGGCGAGGCGGGGATCCCGGTTGAGGTAGTGCAGGTCCAGGATCTGGTTCACGTCACGGAGCGAGTGGCCCGTCACCGTCGCGATCTCGACCGGCGTGGCGCCGGCGAGGGCCAGACGGGTGACCGCGGTTCCGCGCAGATCGTGGAAGGTGACGTCGGCGACCTTCGCCTTGATGCAGGCTTTCCGCCACGAGGCGCGAAAGCCGGCTTCCGTCCAAGGCGTGCCGCGTTCCGTCAGCAGGATGTGTTGCGTCGCCGGCCGATTGTCCGGGCCCAATGCGTCGAGCGCGGCCTTGAGCGGCGCACCTACCGGAATGACGACGCGGGTGCCCGTGCGGCCTAGCTTCTTGCGCACCGTCTTGCGCTGGATCAGCCGAATGTGGGTGCCGTCGTAGTTCGCCCAGGTGAGGCGCAGCAGGTCGCCCTGGCGTTGGCCGGTCCAGAGTGCGAGCCGCAGCGCCAGGTGCAGGTGCGCCGGGGCGTGTGCGTAGAAGGCAGCCTCGTCGGTTGCCGTCCAAACCGCATCGGAGCGGGCGGCGCGGTAGACCAAGCCACCGGCCTTGCATGGGTTCACGGTGGCGAGGCCGCGGTCGACCGACCATGACAGCACCCGTGCCAGCACTGCGAAGGAATAGTCGGCCTGGCGGCGTGATTTCAGCGCCAGACGATCTCGCCACGCCATGAACTCGCCGCGCGTGCGGCGGTCCTCGAGCGCGGCGATCGGGAAGGTGCCGAACTCGGCATCGATGATGCGCAGGTGCTTGCGGTAATCGGCCTTGGTGCGGTCGGCGAGCTGGGCGAAGTCGGACGAGTCCTGATAGCCGTCCAGCAGCGCGCGCAGGATGTCGTCGCGGGCGGCAGCCCGCGCAGCAACGGCGCGGCTGTAGCTCGCGTGGAACTCGGGCGTGCCGAAGCGGCCCTCCACACGCGGCCCACCCTTCCATGCGTAATAGTAGATTTCGACCTGACCGTTCGCGAGCTTCTTGCGGACGCGGTTCAGGCCCTTGAGTTTAACCCGCATCGCGCTGTGCCCGCCACGAGTCGAAGGGGGTTGCCGCCGGCGTGCTGTCGGCCGCGTGCACCAGCACGATGCGGCCGTCGCGATCGATCTCTGTACGGACGATCTCGAGCCCGCCCGCGCGGGTGGCGCGGACGGCACGTGTCAGGTCGACCTGACGGAAGAGGACAGGCGCCTTTCGCGTCGCCATGGGATTAGCCTTTCGTCTTGGGAGCAGGGGTGAGGGGCAGGAGGCGCAGCTGCCAGCCTTCCGCGGGGTGCTGCCGGTCGAGCGCCTGGCAGGCGCCGCAGGTGCAGCGGTGCGGGTTGGCCGGCGGCTGCGGCACCGTCAGATCCCGAGCGCTTGCTTGTAGGTTTCGAGCAGCATGTCGGCTTCGTCGCGGTGGTGCTTCTCCATGCGGCGCAGCTTGATGACGGCACGGATGGTCTTCACGTCGAAGCCGGTGCTCTTCGCCTCGGCATAGGTGTCGCGGACGTCGTCGGCGATGCCCTGCTTTTCCTCTTCGAGCCGCTCGATGCGTTCGATCAGGAGGCGAAGTTGCTCGGCGGAAATGGTGTCGCTCATGAGGGTTCCTAGAGGCCGAAGGGGACGAGGAGGCCGGGCCCGTCGGCCAGGCGATCCAGCACGAAGGTGAAGGCTTCTCCGACGGTGAGGCTGACGAGGACGAGCGCGATCTTGCGCCGATCGGACATGCGCGGCGCGAGCGCGGCGGGCGTGCAGCGGTCGCAGCGGCAGGCGAGGGCGTGGATGGCGGGCATGTCAGCGCCGATTCGCAAAGGCGCGCGCGAAGATCGCGGCGAGCAGGATCGGCGAGATCAGCAGCGCACCGGCCACTACGGCGAACATGCGGGCGCGGCGCCAGCGGCGGGGCTGGGCGGCGGCGATCATGCGCCCGGCTCCGCGGCGGGATGGCAGTAGGAGCAGTGGGTGGGCGTGGCCCAGCGGCGAGGCCCGCGCTGTTCCTCATCCCAGGAGTGCCAGGCGCTTGCTCCGCAGCCCCGACAGACGCGCGGGTGCGGGGCCGGGCCGGCGAGCTGGTAGTAGACGGCCGGGTCGAGCGGGTAGCAGGCGGCGAGCCGCTCGATCGGCCGCGCCTTGCGCGCGATCACCAAGTCGACCTCCAGCAGGCGGACGAATGCGCGAGCGGACGGACGATCGGTGAAGGTCGGCGCGAGCAGGGTCGCGACATCCTCCACCGACAGACCGGCAGCCTCACGCCGCAGCCGCAGATAGGCGGCAGGGCGCAGGCGCGGCGCTTCGTCGGCGGGCGGCGCGGTGGTGGGCAGGATCAGGCTGTGCATCATTGGGAGGACCTTCTTCACAGACAAGCGGGGGGCGTTCCCGGCGGCGGGGGAGCCGTGGCCGGGTGGCGGGAGCGGAACGGGGAAGGAGCGTGCGGCCCGGGGCCGCGTCAGATCAGCCGCTCATGGCGGCGTCGGTGGGCGGTGAGGCAGGGTCGGCGTCGTTCGCCGGCTCCCGCGCGTCGTCGTTGGCGTGGCGGGGGCGGGTGCCGCCAAGCGCGGGATTGCCGACCGGCAGGTGGATGCCGGCGCGCGGCTTCGCGCTGGGGCGGATCGTGCGGATGACAGAGAGCTGCGCCACGAAGGTGTGGCCGCAATCGTCATCGTCGCAGCGATAGCGCAGCTCGCGCACCAGCGGCGACAGCTGCTCGCTGGTGCGGACCAGCGACCGCGCGCCGCAATGCGGGCAGTGGATGCTGGGAATTCGGTTCTTGCCAGTCGGCGCCTTCATTGGGCTCCCCCCATTTTCGTGGCGTTCGGCCCCGCGCCGAACGGCAGGAAAGTTCTGAGGCGCCGCATCAGCGCGCCCATGGCGCCGTGCGCCTCTTCGGCCTCCGCCAGGGCGCGGTGCACGTCGCGCTCGCCGGCGTTGGGCTTGATGACGGCAATGGTCGCCTCCGCCGCCTCGCCGAACTCGCGGGAGGCGCGGGCGAGATCGTCGGCAAGGCGCAGCTGGCAGGCGGCGTGCTGGGCGACTTCCTCGCCCAGCAGCTCGGCATAGACTTCGTAGAGCGGCGCGCCGTCGCCTCCCGCAGCGCGATAGGCCGCGTCGAGCGCGATCGCCTGGGGCAGGCTGGGCGCGAAGTCGCTGTCCGGGTCCATCCACTTGTAGATGCGGCGCTCCGCCCGTCCGGCGACCTTGGCCGCGAGCGGGACGCCGAGCACGCCGACGATCTTCGTGATCGCGTGCGGGATGGTGAGAGGGGTGCGCGGCTTGGTCACGGCCGCACCGTGCGGGGCGAAATGGCGCGTCGATCGCCCGAGACGGTCGACGCGCCACCGCCTACCAAGTCCCCCGGCGCGGAAAGGGAAGCGGAGGGCTCGGCGGGATAGAGATCGGGGCGAAGCAGATGGCGGGAGACGCCGGTCGCGCGCTCAACGGTGAGGACGTGCTCGGCGGGAAGATGTTTGCGGTTGCGCAGCCACTTCCAGACCGCGGGCTGTGTGACGCCACACAGACGGGCGAACGCCGACTGCGAACCGGATCGTTCAACGGCGTGCTCGAGTGCTGTGGATGCGCCTTGCTGCGTCATAACCTCAGCTATGACGAAACTACTAAATGTGTCAAGTGGGAGTCTGCGCTTTGCCGCTATTACCGCGGTAATAGAGTGCGCCCATGACATTAGGCGAACGCCTCACAGAACGGCTTGCTAAGCGCGGTCTTTCGCAATCCGAGTTGGGCCGCCGGATTGGTGTGTCTCAGGGCACGATAGCGCATCTCGTGCGTGGCCGTTCCGTTGGATCGAAGCACCTCCACGCTATCGCGAGAGAGCTAGGCACTACGCCAGCGTACCTGAGCGGCGAGACTGACGATCCCTCTGAGGGAGCGTTGCCGCTGCCATCGCCGACTGTGATTGCGGAGCAACTCGATCTAGTCGAAATTCGCTCGATCGACTTCGCCTACGGCATGGGCGGCACCTTCGGCGAGGACCACATCGAGGAGGAAGTCCTGCACTTCCCCCGCAAGTGGATCCGGGCAATTACGTCCTCGCCAGCCCCATCGCTCACCTTTGCGCGGGGCAGGGGCGACTCCATGGCCCCCACCATGAACGAAGGCGACGTAATCCTGATTGACCGCTCCCAGCGCACCATCCTGGAGCAAGACGCCATCTGGGCGCTGACCCTCGGCCCCATCGCCATGGTCAAACGTCTCCGCGTGAAGGGCGAGCAGGTAACCATTTTCTCGGATAACGACCGTGTGTTGCCCGATACGGTTCATGCCGACGAACTTAACATCGTGGGACGCGTGGTTTTTGTGGGACGGCGTCTTTAACTTGCGCGTTCCGCACGCCTGCTATTATCAGCGTTATAGGGGGGCGGTAATGATCAACTTCATCAACAATCATGCAAGCGAGGTGTGGACCTCCGTAGTTTCGTTGATCGCAGGGTTTGCTGGCGGGTCCCTCGTGACATTACGTATTACGCGCAGCAACTCGGCGAGCGGCTCCGGCCAGGTAGTGAACCAAAGCCGATCCCGAGTTGGAGGCGATCAGATAGTCGGGGATAAGTACCGCCGGTGAACCGTCTACCGGCACCCGGAGGTGACCGCCTCCCGGCGGGGAGTTACCCTGCGCTTGGTGACATCGACCAGAGCCGATCCAAGGTCTCCGGCGACCAAGTCATAGGCGGGAAGTACCACGCGGGAGGGGACATCAATCTTACGACGGTAAACAGCGCTTCCCGGCAGGCGACCGTGCTGGAGCAACTGCTCGTGCGGCTCCATGAGGAGGTTGAGGGCAGGATTCACTGCCAAGACACTGTAGCTAAGTTACGGCGGTACCAAGGAGGCTCACGTTCAGACGATGTGATTGGGCTCGCTGCTAAGCTGCAGCGATCGGGGCGAGAGACGCACATCGATGACGCTTTAGAGCAAAAGGAAATGTTCTCTAAACTACTTGAAAGCTGGTCACTGTACGCTTCAGCTCAAGAGATATTCGTTCATCTTCTTGCTCGTGCTGAACATCTCTTTAAAAGTGAAATACACCCGGACGTAGGGCAGCTTTCAGTATCGGATGTCAATAGGTTGATTAACAATCGGATAGTCGACCCGGTTGTTTTTGAGTGTGGTGCCACAATGCTTCAGATTGACCACTTGACCGCGATGGGCATGGTGTATTGGCTCGCAGAACAATGCTTTATCCGGTGGCACTGACGTGCTGACCTTTCAGCCTGCACTTGATCCCTTTCACGCGGTATTCCGATCCTTTCGGCTTCTCACCGCGTTGGAGGAATGTTCGCCGATTGAATGGGATAAGTACCGAGTACTCGATTTCTACCTCGCATTCCCATTCCGGGCCGCGGATTTCAAATTTCCAAAAGGGCAGACTGCTTTTCGGAAAGTCGCTAAAGCAATGGAATGGATGAGGCCCTATGGTGGTTTGCCGGACGATCAGGATCTCGTCGTCCGGATGGAGCCTGTGCAAAGTGCCGCCGTCCAGACACTGGCGAGCCTCGGCTACCTCGATCAGGACGCTCTCAAGGGCGGTGCGGTCGACTGGGGTGTCCGGCCCCTGCCGGATCTTCTGAAAGCTCGAATTCAAGAAGTGAATGGTGAACAGGCCGACCTAATGGTCATGTTATCCAGCCTTTGCTTGAGTGTTCCGTTGCTCGGACAGGACGGGATCAAACGGAGGAGTGGCCTCTTGGAATACCGCAATGACGCTATTTAAGCCGACGCTGATGGTCGAGCGCATGCTGGTCGAGCGGGACTCGCAGAGCGTGTACGATGAGATGTTCCACCGTGGTCTGAATGTTGTTCGTGGTGACAATTCGTCAGGAAAATCTACCGTCCTCAATTTTCTTTATTACGGGCTTGGGGGAGACTTGACGGATTGGAGCGAGGCGGCGCGTTTGTGCTCCCGTGTTCTTCTGCAGGTGAACATCAATGGAGACACCGCTACCCTAGCGAGGGATGTCACCACAAAGGCTCGTCCCGCCATGGACATCTTCGCGGGTACGATTGACGATGCGCTTGAAGCTCCTGCGGCGAGGTGGCTTCGGTTTGGATATACCCGCTCCGAAAAGCGAGAGAGCTTTTCGCAGGCTCTCTTCAGACTCATGGATGTCCCAGAGGTTGCTACCGATCAGTCCGGGAATATCACGATGAATCAGCTTCTCCGCATCTTGTATGCGGACCAGCTGAGTCCGGTGGAGACGATTTTAAAGTTCCAAGGAACTTTCGACAACGGTGACCTGCGCGATGCTATAGGGCGGCTGGTATTCGGCGCACACTCTATTAAGTTCTATCAAAATGAGCAGGAACTGCGCAGGCTCGACAAAGACCTAGACCAAGTCATCGGTGAGTATCGCAGCCTGCTACACTTTGCCGGTGAAGCGGGGGAGGGCTTCACCTACGAGTTCCTGCAAGCAGAGCGATCGCGGCTGGAGAGGCTAGCCGCGGACCTTGCGGATCAGGTCCTTTCCATTGAAAGGTCTGGCGGTGCCGCTTCTGAGGATCAGCCCACTCTGCGCGGGCAAGAGCAAGCTTATGCAGCGGTTGTTTCTGCCCAGACTGCGTTAGCGGACGCAATAGGTGAGCGAGACCAGCTAGCCCTTAAGATAGCAGACTCCGACAGATACCTAAAGGCTTTGAGGAACAAGCTCGAATCCCTACAAGACTCATCGATGGTCGCGGACGTCATAGGTGATGTTTCGTTCAGAGAGTGCCCTGCTTGTCATGCTGTGGTTGAGGAGCCCGACATCCCCCACGCGTGCTACCTCTGCAAAGAACCTTTTGATGAGGGGCACGAGCGTGGTCGTATCATTCGACTGATGAACGAGACTGCGCTGCAAATTAACCAGTCCGAGGGTCTTCAGCGCCGCCGTATGGAGAGGGCGGGCAGTATAGATGAGGAGATTTCCCGTCTAACAAAGCTATGGCGGTCGGCGGCGCAACGTTATCAATCATCCGCGCGATCACCGACGACTGAAAGCCAGCTGCGCCTTCGGGAGCTTGTCCGGGAGTCGGGCTACGTCTCGCGCCAGCTTGATGAGCTATCCCGCCGAGAGAAATGGGCGGAGCGGCTTTTGATGCTCGCAGAGCGACGCGAGGAAATATCAGCGCGTATGGCTGGTTTACGAGCGGAGAACGAAGCGCTGGAGCGTGAGCAGCAGCACCGCCTAAACGTGGCCGCAACCGTTACCTCTGAAGAGGTGAAGGAGCTGCTCAGAAACGATCTGCGACGGCAGGACGTGTTTGAAGATCCCCGTTCGGTTAAGTTCAGCTTTCGTGATAACATCATATCGGTAAACGACGAAAACTACTTCTCCGCGAGCTCACGTGCTATCCTGAAAAGCAGCCTAACCCTTGGCTTGCTAGCGGCATCTACAAAGTTAGAGTTTATGAGGCATCCACGTTTCTGCATGATAGACTCTCATGAAAATATGGGAATGGAGCCTGTTAGGAGTCACAACTTCCAGGAGCAGGTGCTTCGAGTTTCTCGGGAGAGCAAAGTGGAACACCAGATTGTTATAGGTACCGCGATGATCGCTCCAGAGTTAGATAGCGATGAGTTCACCGTAGGTCGGCACTATACACGTGACCAGCCAGCGTTGGCGCTCCGCCTCTAAAGCACGCGGTGCTGAGTGATTGCAGAAGGGCAGTCGGGATGTCTCCAACCTTTTTCGATCCTGACGATCCCGAACTGCAGGATCGGGTGGCGAAAGCGATTTACGATACCCAAGTGGGTGATGCGCGCGAGAGGCTCGCCAAGTTCGACTTTCAGCTGCAGCGCGTTAGAAGCGTATTTGACGTGATGCATGCTGAAACGGATCGATCAGCATCGATATTGATATTTGCCCTAGCCGAAGACTTGATGCTTCATGCGTTACAGCACAACATGCCCGGGGAGTGCCCAGGAGGATGGAAATCGGCGACGTCGGGCAACGGAGTCCTTGCTTCCGCAAACGATCGTATCTCCATCCTCGAACTTCTGCGATGGATAACACCGCAGTCCGGTTCGCAAATACGCCTTCTCAAAGACATACGTAACAGGTTTGCGCATCATTCAGACGTCAGCGGCTTCGGAGATCAGAAGATCCGTGGATGGATATCAAGCATGCTTCCGCTTGAAGCGCCGATTATAGAGATGCTAGCGAAAACTGAAGAAGACAAAGCTGTCAAGCCAAAGCCCCGTGATTTATTCGTTGTAAGATCGGCGCTGGTAGTCACCCGATTAATTAGCGACTTTGCTGTGCTTCCGGCAGCACAGGCCCGGCGTGTGTCACCCAATGACGTAATAGGCGGTGGCGATTTCGACAGGCTTCCTGAAGAAATCAAAGAACTCCGTCGTATTGCCGCCGACGTCGCTCTCCGGGTTCTTGGGCCAACAGGTTGGCGACGGTAAGCTATGGAAGATGCGGCCGGATGAGCCCACCGGTCGCGCGCTCTGTTTGTACCGTCTAACGCGGGTGTTTTTGCGGATTTGTCAACCGGAATGGGGAATGTAAACCAGCAGCTGAAGGTGAGGGCTTAGGCGGCCTCCAGCTTGACGCCGACCGTATAGCCCCGGTCCTTCGAGAGGCTGTGCGAAACCTCCGCGATCAGCCAGGCCACCGCATCGATCTCCGGCCGGAAGCCAGCCGTGGTAACCCGCCGCTCGGGGTAGAGATCCGCGCGGCCGAGCGCGAGCGTCAGCTCCAGGCTGAGCGGCTGCCGGCCGGCACGCGCGCGGGCGGCGGTGGCGGCTTCGCGCGCGGTCGCCTCGCTCGGGTAGACCTTGCGCAGGCGCTTGGCGCCGTTCTTGTCGCCGACGGTGACGCTCTCGCGCTTCGCACCCTTGCGGTCGTGCCAGCTGGCGGTGATCCCGGTCGCCTCGTCGCGCTTTTCGATGCGGAAGCGGTGGCTGTCGCCCTCCCGCCGATGAAGGGTGAGCGACGGGATCGCGCCGCCGGTGGGCGTCACGCCAGCGCCCTTGCGGCTGAAGATGAGCAGACCCTGCTTGATGGTGGCGACCGCGTCGTGCTGGCGGCCGAGGCGGCGCAGGAAGGCGAGGTCGCTCTCTCGGCTCTGCGCGAGCGCAGGTACGGCTATGGCGGCCAGCGCAGGCGCGACGCGCGCGGTGAGCCCGTTGCGGCCGGCGAGCGCGGCTAGGACAGCGCCCAGCGTGGTGTCGTGCCAGCTAACCGAGCTTCGACAGGTCGCCCTTCAGCGTCTTGTTCGTCAGCTCCGAGATCGCCTCGATCGGGGTCTTGCCCTCGGCGTAGAGCTTCTTCAGCGACTTCGGCAGGTCGACGCCCATCTTCTTGAACGCGCGCACGGTCGCCGGCGACGTGATCTTCTGCAGGATGTTGCCGAGGTTGGTCGCGGCGGTGGCGCTGTCGCCGGCATTCCCGGCTTCACGTTCTCAGTATCGCCCTCGCAGATCGTCCAGACGCCGACGATGTCGCGATAGGCGACGAGGTGCTCTTTGCCGCCGCTCTCCCAGCTGGAGACGAACGGCGCGACAATCGCGGCGGCGGCAAGGCCGATCGCGGCAATGGTGCGGGTCAGGCGCGCAGGTGAGGCCGCGGCCGAGCTGCACTTCTTGGGCACCAACTTCCGCACCGCCCAGGGGCGCTCGGGCAACTTCTATTTCGACGAGTTCTTCTGGGTCCACGGCTTCGAGGAGCTGAACAAGGTCGCCTCTGGTATGGCGACGCACAAGCGGTGGCGGAAAACCTATTTCTCGACGCCGTCGACCGTGGCGCACCCGGCGCATCCGTATTGGACGGGCGAGCGGCGCAACCGGCGGCGCAAGAAGGAAGACCGGATCGAGATCGACGTCGGCCACGCCGCGCTGAAGGACGGCCGGCTGTGCGAGGATAAGGTCTGGCGCCAGATCGTCACGGTGCAGGACGCGATCAGCAGTGGTTTCGACCTGGTCGACCTCGACGAGCTGCGCGACGAATATGCCGAAGACGAATTCGCCAACCTGTTCGGGTGCGTGTTCGTCGACGACAGCCTGTCCGCCTTCAAGTTCAACGACCTGGTCAAGCTGGGCTGCGACAGCCTGGTCGAATGGGAAGACTTCGACCCCGAGGCAGCGCGGCCCTATGGCAGCCGCGCCGTGTGGGCGGGCTATGATCCGCAGAACAGCGAGACCGGCGACAATGCCGCGCTGGTGATCGCGGCACCGCCAGCGTTTCCGGGCGGGCCGTTCCGGATCCTCGAGCGCCACCAGCTGCGCGGGCTCGACTTCGAGCAGCAGGCCGAGTTCATCAAGGGCATGCTGTCCCGGTACAACTGCACGTACCTGGGCATCGACGCGACCGGCGTCGGCGCCGGCGTCTACCAGCTGCTCGCCAAGCCTGAGAGCGGGATCAAGGGCGTCACCAAGATCGAATATTCGCTCGAGGTGAAGGCCGGCATGGTGATGAAGGCGCAGAACGTCGTGCGCCGCGGGCGCCTGGCGTTCGACAGCGGCATGCTCGACATCGTGTCGTCGTTCATCTCGATCAAGAAAACCGCGACCACCAGCGGGCGCAACATCACCTTCAAGGCCGGGCGCGGCGGCGAGGACGGCCATGCCGACGTCGCCTGGGCGACCATGCACATCCTCATGAACGAGCCGCTGGACGGCAAGGAAAAGCCCAAGGGCTCGATGGAGATCTTCGAATGACGAAGCGGAGCAAGGTGCGGGCGATGTCGCGCGCGGAGACGGCCCAGGCGGCGACCGGCGCGCTGGTCGCGAACGACAACGGCCGCGCGATCGACGCCTTCAGCTTCGGCGATCCGGAGCCAGTGCTCGACCGCCGCACGATCCTCGACATGCTCGAGACGTTCGACAACGGCCGCTGGTACGAGCCGCCGGTGCCACTGGACGGGCTGGCGCGCGCCTATCGCGCCAGCCCGCACCACAGCTCGGCGATTCAGCTCAAGCGCAACCTGCTGGTGAAGTATTTTGAGCCCTCGGCGCTGCTGTCTTCCAAGGACTTCACCGCCGCGGCGCTGGACTTCCTCATTTTCGGCAACGCTTATTTCGTGCGGCGGACGAACCGCCTGGGCGGCGTGATCCGGCTCGAGCACGTGCCGGCGAAATACGTGCGCCGCGGTGTCGAGCCAGGCATGTTCTGGTGGGTGCCGAACGCGCGCGAGGCGGAGCCGTGGGCGCCGGGCGAGGTGCTCCAGATCCAGCAGCCCGACATCAACCAGGAGCTGTACGGCGTGCCGGAATATCTGAGCGCCCTGCAGTCGGCGCTGCTGAATGAGGCGGCGACGCTGTTCCGTCGCCGCTACTACCTCAACGGCTCGCACGCGGGCTTCATCCTGTACGCGACCGGCGAGATCGACACCAAGGACACCGATGCGCTGAAGACCGCGCTCAAACAGTCGAAGGGACCGGGCAATTTCCGGAACCTGTTCGTGCATGCGCCCAACGGCAAGGAAGGCAGCATCAAGATCCTGCCGATCGCGGAGGTAGGCGCGAAAGACGAGTTCCTGAGCATCAAGAACGTGACCGCCCAGGACATGCTCGCCGCACACCGCACACCGCCGCAGGTGCTCGGGATCGTGCCGGCGCAGGGATCGAGCGGGTTCGGCAATCCGCTGCAGGCGGCCGACATGTTCTTCGACTTGGAGATCGAGCCGCTGCAGGTGTCCTTCCGTGAGGTGAACGACTGGCTGGGCCGCGAAGTCGTGACATTCCGCGAGCGCCTGCCCGCCGCGGCCGCCTGACTATTTCCGGCCGGGGGTGCGGCACCGATAGCGAACGCCCGCTCTGTCTCTCACAAACGGCCTGCCCGCGCTCAGCACCCCGCCGCCTTTTTCACGCTAGGAACGGATCGAGCCACAGCGGCGTGCCCACGATCCGGGTTCTCACTGAAGCTCAGGAAATCGGCCGAGGGCGACTCACTTCGTTCCCGGTGTGATTCCGCGGATTTTCGGGTGCGCAGCTTGCGAGCTTCACGCAGCCCGGCGGCAAGGGCTTCCCTAGCCCAGGCGGCCGCTGCCGCGTCGGCTATCATTCTCACATTGTCGAGCGTGGCGGCGCGCGAGAGTGCTCGATGGTGTGCGCCCTGAGCGCGACAGAATGCTGACGACGGCTGCATGGCACGGCCTTTCAATGGAGACGAGGAAGGACGTCAGCCCTTTTTAGCCGGCTGCGCAGGTGGCGTGCCCTTCAGCGAGGGATTGGAAGCGTTCTGTTTTGGAGGCCCCGCCTTCTTCGGTTTGCGCGCCTCACGGTTGCCGCGCTGTTGTTCCTTAGCCATTTTCTAATCCTTGAAAACTTGGGCCAGACGGGCCCACGAAGAGGTGGTTAGTGTCGAAAAAGTGAAAGGAGCGGGCGAGATCTTGACGCCGGGCGCGGTCCGAACTGTGCGTGCGCCGATTTCTCCGTCTCTGCCGTTTGCTTGTGAGCGGCGACGCTGCGTCGCGCGAGCCGAACAAAAGGGGTGTAAGAGATGATTGGCACGAGCACGCTCCGCTTCAGAGCGGGAGCATGAAGAACTCTCAGTCGCAACCAAGCTCAAGATGGGCGGCGCGATAAGCGAGTATATGGGGGGCCAATGGTATTGTGCTAGTCCCACGTGCGGAAAGCGCGATTAACCCGCAGCCATCATCGCTCCTATCGCTCGCGCCCATACCGGGATATCCGATGGTGTTCGTTTCGCCATCCCAAGCCTGCACCGTAAACCGGGCTTGTAGGGAAGCCGAGTTCGATAATTGCTGCGGCAGTCAAACGCCGGCTCGGCAGCTCGCGCGGAAGCGAGGCAAACTCGGGCCTAGGAGCCCCGCTGAGAGGCTCCCCACCTCGGACGCCCAACTCTCCCGACTAGCCGGCGCGCGCATCGTCCCCCAAAGCGGCTCCAGGCCGCGCCCTGGCCGGAGGCAGGCCGACCTTCGTGACCCCAAAGAACGCGCTTTCCACCCCGCCTCGCCCGCGAGCTTTTCGTGGCGCTTTTGATGCAACAGTAGGGAAGGGTTACGCCCTAGAAAAACTACGGTGGACGACCGCGATCCGGCGTCGCCCAGCTGTTGCAGTTTGATGCTGCGTTTCATCCTAACCAAGCGTAGCAGTGAAGGCTAGAATGCGCCGTTGCAAGGCGTTCCTGAAGTATAGCCTGAGAGGCCCCGATCTCCGTAGAGATCGGGGCTAGTTCATTGCGGACGCCTACTAGAAGCGGGCTGACGACTTCTTAGTTAGTCACGTAGACCGGCCCGCCCGCAGCGCGGACGTAGAGGGCGCGGGTGCCGAGAGCGGCAACGGCGCTGTTGTTGTCGCCGTAGGTGGGAAGGCCATCCGGAACCCGGACGAGGCCCTCGAGCTGCGGGTTGCGCGCCCGGAAGCCAGGGGTGCCGCTGTTCGTGCCGCTCCGGAACACCGGATACGGGCTGCCGACGAGCATTGCGCCGTGACTAACGCGGAAGAGAGACGTCGGGGTGGGGCGGTTGGTGTCCGCCTCGATCAGCAGATTAGCACTGCCTGGATCGACGAAGTTATGCGCGAATACGCCCTCCGGGACGAGCACGAGCGGAACGGTGTTATTCGCCGGCTTCAGCGTGTTCCGATCATACTTGATGTACGAGGCTTCACCACCCCTGGTGCCGAACAGAAATCCGGCCGTGGTGAAGCCGTCGATGAGATTGTCGAAAAGGCCGACTTCCATCGCGCCGCTTGCGCCGATACCTGTGGCACAGTTGCGGATGATGTTGTCACAAACAACGATGCCGCGCGGCGTCCCGTGAATCTGGTTGATGTGGACGCCTTCACTTGACCCTTCGATCACGTTGTCCGCCACCAGGGTATAAGTGACGGTCTCGGGGAAGATGCCTACCCCGCGATTGTTGCGGCAGTGATTTCCGCGGATCGTCACACGTGCCGTAGTCGCCCCCTGAGCGCCACCCGAATTGCTGTCCCCGTACACATCAATGCCGTTTTCGCCGTTGGAGTACACGGAGTTAGCGGAGATCATCAGGTCGATAGCCTGGCTGGACTGAATTCCGATGAAGGCATTGTCATGGACAATGCAGTTCTCAATCCAGAGATCATGCGCGAGGCTATTAGGCTGGCCTACGAGCTGAATGCCTTGGCCGAAACCATTGTACGACGCGACCGCCTCGACACGGATACGGCTGCACGTGAGGTTGTCGAAATAACCGAAAAAGATGTTTCCGCCGTTCGCGGGCACAGGATTCACCTCGGGCGCGAAGCCGGGGATGTTGGCCCGGTTGCCGTCCACCGAGAACGCCTCGAGCGTTACGTCATCGAGGTTCTCCCCTGCGCCGATTACTCGCGCGATGGAGCCCGGGCCGGGGGCAGGGTCGTTGTCTCGGACTCGCAGGATAGTGCTGAAGCCGTCACCGATGAACTTGATGTGAGACCGCATCAACAAACAATACAGTCCTGTCACACCGGTCTTTGCCCGATAAGACAGCTTGTACGTGCCGGCCGGAACATAAACCGTCCCCCCGCCGGAGGACGCAACAGAGTCAATCGCACTCTGGATGGCGGCCGTATCATCGCTGACGTTGTCGCCTTTGGCTCCGAAGTCACGAACATTCACATACGACATGAAGTGTACTCCTATATACGCCGCGTGCCTAAGCCCACTGCGTTGCTCAAGACGGGGCTAAAGCGCTCCGCCTTGAGGAACAAAAGCGGAACAAATCCAACATTGCAAATCCTATTTTGCCTTCTCGCGCAAAAGGCTCGTGGCAAAGCAGGCTGGACTATACGGTCTTCGAGAAAGTTCTTCTGATGATTGGGCGGTAGAGCGGGAGGACTTCGGAAGGGCGGGCGGAAACGTCGATCAGCGTCGCACTGCCTCAAGATTGTGCTGGCCTCGGGTGATCCGACTCGGCACGGCTGGGCTAAGCCGCCTGGTGCTGCGCAGAGGTAAGGCCTTGGAAGGGTGCGAACTCCGCCATCGGCCAGCGTGAAGCACATCGTTCGCATGTAGGAAAGGCGTGGATCTGCGAGCTTGATCGGTCCGCAGGACGCTGCCCGATCGTGCCCTTCGCGCGGATACGGCGTTCGGAGTTTTTCGGCACGGGTCGTGCTTGCTGCCCTCCGGCAGCCCGTGGCGGCGCAAGCCGCCGCGCTCCGACCGCCGGTCTTGGTGGTCGGCTAGGTTGGTTCGTTCGTTCCCACGTCGCGGAACCGACAAGCTGCGCATGCCGCAGGCGTTCCTCTCGTACTTAGATCTCTTCTGCCGGATTCTGGCCGCCTGGCGGATTCGCGCTATCGACAAAAGAAAGGGACATGCGGGCGAGCGTTTCACGCAGCCCTGTATTCTCAATGGTGGCACGGACGCGATCGGGCAGGGGAAGGCTGTCGATCATCCGCCGGAACTCCGCGCGAGCCGACTCGGCTCGCCACGTGGCGTCATGCGGAGTTGGAGCGGTCCGTCCCAACAGCCGCTTGACGAACTCGGCAGCGGCCTTTGGGAGCGAGAACCAGTAGGCGTTCGGGATCTGCTCGACCTGGGGGCCGGAGCCTTCGTTCTCGACCGGTTGCGTGCGTCGTATCCAATTGAGGAAGCCGTGCCTCTTCAGATTGGCGAGTGCGTCGCAAACGGCAGAGCGGGACCGACCGATGGACCGGCGGATGTAGTCGATCGAGGGTTCGAGTCGCCCGGTCTTGTAGTCCGCAATTCGATAGAGCTGGCGCAGGACCTCAAGGCCGACATGGCCAAGGGGACCATTTCGCTTGCCGGCTTCCCGATTGTCCCGATCGTACTCCTCGGCCGCACGCAGCCGTGCGCCGATCTCGCGCTTGTCGATGGCGCGCCAGATGCGTCGCTCGCGCTCGCCGCGGTGGTAGCTCTTGCGGCGGACAGGCTGGAACGTGCGCTGGCCTTTGGTGGTCGTGCCCCGCACGACGTCATGGAAAGAGCGCGCCATCACCGCGTCACCACGGTTGGAAAAGGGCTCGTAAGTGTTTGATCTAGCACGGTGACGATTTTCTCGGTTTGAGAAAATCTGCGAGAAAATCAGAGCTTTAGTTGGGAATCATAATCCGCGTGTCGGGGGTTCAAGTCCCTCCTCCGCTACCAACAGGCCCCCCACTGATACGCAGTGGGGTTTGGTCTGAGGACATCTGGAGCGACATCAAGGCGTTAAGCGCCCCGTCGATCACCACACGCAAACCCTTCTGGCTCTCGGCGTCGCGATAGACCGTCACCCGGTGGACCAGTTCGCGGAAGGCGCTGGCCGCTTCGGTGTTCCCCTCGGCGATACCTTCATTCAACGCCTCGTGGAGGTTCTGGAGCTTCTGCTCGTACTGGTGCATCGCGGCCGGGTGCAGCGTCACCACGTTGGGCACCTCGTCGGCCCCAGCCAGCTCCTCCTTCAGCTGGGTCTTCTCGGCGCGCAGGACGTGCATGCGGTCGCCCACATCCTCCAGGGCTAGGTGGCCGCTCTGGATGCCGTCGATGATCCGATCCATGTTCCTCTGCACGGTCGCCAGCTTGCGCTCCAGGCTGGCGCGCTGCCCCATCGACGCCTGCGCGAGTCGCTTGCGCTCGGCCATGTACGTCTCGATGAACAGGGTCAGCCGCTTCGGCGTCTTCAGCTCGGCTACCAGCGTGTCGACCACCAGCCGCTCGATCGTGTCGAGGTAGAAGCTCGCGGGGTCTGGGCAGATGCCGCTCTCAGCTGCAGCCGAGCACCGGATGCGAACCCGGCCTGACTTGTCGGTGCCCTTGGCGGACATGCCAGCGCCGCAGCAGCCGCACTTCAGCAGGCCTGACAGCAGACGCTTGGGTCGGTTCTGGAGGTGCGGGCGGATGCGGGTGCGATCCTGCTTCTGCGCCTGCACGGCGTCCCACAATTCCTGATCCACGATCCGGAGCTCGGGGAGGGGCCGTCGCTGCCACTTCTCGGGCGGATTGGGCCGGGAGATGCGGCGTCCGGTGTCGGGGTCCTTCACCATCTGCACGCGGTTCCAGACCAGCTCCCCGGCGTACAGCGGGTTGCGCAGGATGCCGTAGCCCCGCTCGCCGTTCCCGTTGATCGTGGAGGCGTTCCACTTATCGCCGCGGGGCGGGCGGATGCGCTGTTCGTTCAGGCTGTAGGCGATGCTGCGCGGGGACTTGCCCTCCGAGAACTCGCGGAAAATGCGGCGGACGATCTCCGCCTCTTCCTCCACGATGATTAGCTTGCCTTTGTTGATCGGGTCGGGCGTGTAGCCATAGGATCTCCCCCCGGCGGACAGGCCCTGCTTGATCAGGCCCGTCATGCCGCGGCGTACCTTGTGGACGTTGTCCTCGCGCATCAGCTGGCCCACGAGCCCGCGCAGGCCAACCATCAGCGTGTTCGCGGTGCCTTCGTGGACGGCGCGCAGCTCGATCCCGAGGAAGCTCAGCCGCTTGTGGATGCCCGCGAGGTCTTCCATGTCGCGTGAGAGGCGGTCCAGCGCCTCGACCACGATGACATCGAACTTCTTGCCCTGGGCGTCTTGCAGCAGGCTGAAGAGCCCGTCACGCCCCAGCATCGACGCCCCCGAGCGTGCCTTGTCATGGTAGGTGCCGACGACGGACAGACCCTCGCGCTCAGCGTAGGTCCGGCAGAGGTCGATTTGGTCTTCCGTCGAGCGCTCGTTCTGAAGGTCGGTGGAAAATCTGGCGTAGATCGCAGCGGCCGTAGCTTTAGACATCGGGTGCTAGCTTCGGTTCAGCAGACATCACACGCTCTAAAATGTGGATTAGTTCGGCTGTAGTGGTGCGCCTGTTACCGGCGGCGCGGTCCTTCAGCCGCATCTTCAGCTCGAGAGGCAGCCTGACGAGCATCTGCGTCTTGGTCATCATACTTTTCCTCTGCACCGTAGTTGTTGAAGCTACTGGTAATCGTATATCACCGAGATAGCTTCATCGCAATATCTCGGAGATAGCATAAGGTGGATCGAGTCTTGACGGCTGAACGTAGGAAGCCGCAAACCGGCAAGCAGCTGCTCTTGCGCTTCGCTGAGGGGTCTGATCTGCGTGAGCGTCTGGACCAGATAGCAAGGGCGAACGGCAGGTCCACGACATCGGAAGTCCTGCTCCGGCTGGAGGCCAGCTTGCAAGCCGAGGAACAGACCGCTGGTTTATCGTTCGTGCAGTCCGTCAGGAGCGCCGCCTCAAAAGCTGGCTCTAATGATCCTGATCTTGAAGCACGCGTTTCCGAACTCGAGAAAGCCGTGAGATTGCTGAAGCAGGCGCAATCTTCATCCGATCTGCCTGCCGCTTGTCCGGATGCGTAATGCGCCCCGGCATCAGTGTGCAATTAATTGCACAACAGCTGAGTCGCGGTCACCCGGGTCACCTCCGCAAGGTCGTTTCCATCGGTTCGGTAAATCGGATAGAGCCGCCCCGACACGTTAGGAAATGGGGCGATTAGTAGCTGATGCCGACCTTACGATGGTTGACGAGGGACGATGACATCAGGGCTGCCGCGCATGTGCCCTACCGCCTGCTGGAGGAAGTCCCCGATCTCGGTCACGGCGATCGTGATAGCGTCAACATGCTTGTCCAGGGTGACAATCTCGATGCCCTAAAGGCGCTGCTGCCTTTCTATGCCGGGCAGGTGAAGTGTATCTATATCGACCCGCCCTATAACACCCGGTCGGCCTTCGAGCATTACGATGACAATCTGGAGCACAGCCAGTGGCTGGCGATGATCTGGCCGCGGCTGGTATTGCTGCGCGAGCTGCTGGCGGAAGATGGCAGTATCTGGGTCAGCATCGACGATAATGAGGGTCATTACCTCAAGGTCGTGATGGACGAGGTGTTCGGGCGGCAGAATTTTATCGACACCGTTATTTGGAGGAAAAACTATTCTCCGAAATCAAGCGCGCGGCATTTCTCAGCGGACCATGATTATATCATAGTCTACGGTAAAAACTCCGACCGCTTTGTTCCAAATCTCATGCCGCGCACCGAGAAGCAGGACCGCGCTTACAAGAACCCTGACAACGATGCTCGGGGGCCATGGAAAACCAGCGATCTATCTGCTCGCAATTTTTATAGCCTCGGTAAATATCCGATCACGTCGCCATCAGGTCGAGTGATCGCGGGACCTCCCGGTGGAAACTACTGGCGCGTTTCGGAGGAGAGGTTCTGGGAACTGGACCGAGACAATCGAATATGGTGGGGAGCTAAGGGCGATGCCATACCCCAGATCAAGCGTTTCCTTTCGGAGGTAAAGCAGGGAGTAACGCCCCAGACCTTCTGGCCATACGAAGAGGTCGGTCACACACAAGACGCGAAGAAGGAGATACTCGCTCTCTTCGGGTCGGATGTATTTGGTACACCCAAGCCTGAACGGCTCATGCAGCGTGTAATTCATATCGCGACCAACCCTGGCGATCTCGTGTTGGACAGCTTCCTCGGCTCCGGCACGACGGCGGCGGTCGCGCATAAGATGGGCCGTCGCTACATCGGTATCGAGATGGGCGATCATGCCGCGACTCATTGCCAGCCGCGCCTCAAGAAGGTCGTGGACGGCGAACAAGGGGGCATCTCCGAGGCGGTGAACTGGCAGGGCGGCGGCGGCTTTCGCTATTTCCGGCTGGGTGCGTCTGTGTACGACGAGAATGGGCAGATAAGTCCGGACATCGAGTTTGCGGTGCTAGCTGCGCATGTGTGGTTCTCCGAGACGCAGCAACCGTGGTCCCGGCCCGATCGGCTTTCGCCCGTTCTCGGCGTCCATGAGGGGCAGGCCTATGCTCTGCTCTACAACGGCATTTTGGGGGACAAGTCGGTGAGCGGCGGGAATGTGCTGACCCGCAAGACGCTGGCGGTGATCCGCGCTGCGTTGCCGGAGGGCTTCGCCGGGCCCGTCACTGTCTATGGCGAACGATCCGCGCTGTCTGACACTACGCGGGGGAGGGAGCAGATCAGCTTCAAGCAGACCCCCTATGACGTGAAGGCGCGGGCGTAATGGAACTCAAGACCTATCAGACGCAGACGCTCAACACGCTGCGGCGCTTTTTCGAGAAGGCTCGCGTGCAAGGCCCCGGCGCGGCGTATGACGCCATAGTCGCGGAGCCGGAGATGGCGGCGCGCCTCAAGGGCTTTGCTGGGCATTACAAGGCGCCAAACGGGCTGGACGAGACGCCCTATGTCTGCCTGCGACTGCCGACCGGCGGCGGCAAAACGGTGCTGGCGGCCCATGCGGTGAACATTGCCAAGGAAACTTGGGTCGAACGTGATTTCCCACTGGTGCTGTGGCTGGTGCCCTCCACCACGATCCGCAAGCAGACGGTGGACGCGCTTAAGAACTCACGGCACCCCTATCGTGCCGCGCTCGACGATGCCTTCGCGGGGCGCGTCCGTGTGTTCGACATCGGCGACTTTACCCAGCTTCTGCCGCACGATTTGTTATCCAACTGCTGCGTCGTGGTCGCCACGATCCAGGCCCTGCGGGTAAAGGACACCGAAGGCCGCAAGGTCTATGCCCACCACGAGATGCTGGAACCGCATTTCACCGGCGTCCCTGACAAGATGCCGGGGCTGGAACTGATCGAGGACGGCAGGGGTGCGGGGACGATCAAATTCTCTTTCGCCAATTTGATGCACCTGTATCGCCCGCTGATGATCGTGGACGAGGCGCACAAGGCCGTCACCGGCCTGTCCCGCGAGATGCAGAGTCGGGTGAACCCGACTGCGATCATCGAGTTCACCGCCACCCCGCGCTCCAACTCCAACATCCTGCACTCGGTCTCCGCCCAGGAGTTGAAGGACGAGGAGATGATCAAGCTACCGGTCATGCTCTCCGAGCATCAGACATGGCAGGCGGCCGTTACCGGCGCGATATCCAAACGGGCCGAGCTTGCCGAGGATGCGCGACGGGAGCGCGACTATATTCGTCCACTCGTCCTGTTCCAGGCCCAGAACAAGGATGAGGAAGTTACTGTAGCGGCCCTGAAGCAACATCTAATGGACGTGGAGGGCATCGACGCGCATCGCATCGCCGTTGCCACCGGCGATCAGCGTGAACTCGACGGCATCCACCTCTTCGACCCGGGCTGCGAGATTGATTTCATCATCACGGTGGAGGCGCTGAAAGAAGGCTGGGACTGCTCCTTCGCCTATGTCTTCTGTTCGGTCGCCAACATCCATAGCGCGACAGACGCGGAGCAGCTTCTAGGGCGAGTGCTGCGAATGCCGTATGCCCGCAAGCGTTCGGTCCCCTCACTGAACCGCGCCTATGCCAATCTGACCTCCAAATCCTTCTCGGACGCCGCGAACGCGTTGAAGGACCGGCTCGTCTCGATGGGGTTCGAGGAAAGCGAAGCCGAGGACAATATCCTGCCCGAACAGCTTGACCTCAATGAAGGGTTGTTCGGCCATGTCCGCCGGGCGAAGCCGAGCCTGACCACGACCATCGCCGTCGAGCCTACAGCGCTGAAAGGGCTGGAAGCGGCGGCGCCCTCCAAGGTGCGAGTGACCGCCGGGTCCGACGGTAGGACCGTGGTCAAGATCACCGGCTTCCTCAGCCCAGCCGAGAAGGAGAAGTTCTTGGCGGCCCTGCCCGACGTGGAAGCCACCAGCTTACGAGAAGAGGTCGCGAGCTATGAGGCGGAGCATCAGCGCGACGCCTCACCGGCGGACCGGGGGGAGACGTTCACCGTCCCGGCGCTGATGACATGGGTTCAAGGCGAGCTCGAACTGGCCGACAGCGACATCCTAATGGAATATCACGACTGGTCGCTCGCAGATCATTCACCCAGGCTGGAGGCCAAGGACTTCGCCATTCAGGCGTCGACTGACACCTTTGAGATCGACGTCGACCGGCAGCGGCTGTTCGTGAAGCACGCAGACCAGAGCGCCCAACTTCTCCTCGACATCCCCGTTGAGGGTTGGAGCGAACAGACGCTCGTGCTGTTCCTAGACCGGCAGGTGCGGGACAAGTTCATCGGCCAGGGCGAGCTCGTCCGCTGGCTGACTGAACTGGTCAACTACCTGACCGGCCCCCGCAACATTCCGCTGTCGGCGCTCATGCAATGCAAATACCCGCTCGCGCGAAAGGTTAAGGAACGGATCGCGGAAATCCGCGCCAAAGAGCGCGAGCACGTCTATCAGCGGTCACTGTTCGCGCCGCAGGCCAAGCCGGAAATCTCCTTCGACAATGGATTTGTCTTTGCCGACGACATGTTCGCGGGTGTCCGCACCTATCGCGGCTCCTATCGCTTCTCCAAGCACTTCACCGGCTGGGATCAGGTCGCGGCTTTCGACGGAGCTGAGGATGGGGAGGAATTGAACTGCGCTAAGGTGATCGACAGCCTGCCGCAGGTCAGGCACTGGATCAGGAACGTCCCCCGCCACTCGCAAGCGTTCTGGCTGCCGACCGCCTCGGGCCGGTTCTATCCGGACTTCGTGGCCGACCTGACCGATGGCCGGATAATGATCGTGGAGTACAAGGGCGCGCACCTGGCAGACGCCGCCGACACCGACGAAAAGCGGGCGATCGGCGCGCTGTGGGAGAAGGCCAGCGGCGGCAAGGGACTGTTCCTTATGGCCGAGAAGCAAGCGAGCGGGAAGGACGTGCGTGCGCAGTTGCTCGCCAAGGTGGGCTGACCGACGATTAGCAGAGTCCAGCGTAACCGCTGCTCATGCAATTAATTGCACAGAGATAAAGCCCTTTCTTCGGCCGATTGAAGGCTCTGATAAGTGAGTGTTATCGCTGGTTAGAAGCCAGGAGGTGAAGACTTAGCTTTCTTTTGACCGGCGTCCGATATGCATTGACGTTACGCCCCTTTTCGTTGATCCACGTTGCGGCAGTCAGTGAGGGGGGCCGCGAAAGCGGTACTGGCTATGGAGATTGAGCGCGAAAGCCTCGATGCAGTTTTGCATCAGCTTTATCAGGACATCGATGCGTACGGGCATCCACATGCCGGGTCGCGGGGCGAAACGCTTGAACTGCTGGGCGTGACGCTCCGAATTACCAATCCGCGAGCCAGGATCAGCCGCTCGGAGAACCGCGGCAAGCCCTTCAGCGCGCTGGGCGAGCTGCTCTGGTATTTGTCCGGTCGGGATAAGCTGGAATTCATCAAGCCCTATGTGTCGGAATACGAGAAGGAGGCCGTTGGTGGCATTCTCGAAGGTGCCTACGGGCCTCGGCTTCTGGCTATGCGCGGATCGATCGACCAATTAAAAAGCATCGAGACGCTGCTCCGGAGGAAGCCCGGTTCGCGGCGCGCGGTGGTGCAATTGTTCAACGCTGAGGACATCGCCACCGATCACGTCGAAGTCCCCTGCACAACTACGCTGCAGTTCCACCAACGTGAGGGACGACTGCACATGTCGGTTACGCTTCGGTCCAACGACGCATATTGGGGGCTCCCTCACGACGTGTTCTGCTTCACGATGATCCAGGAGATGATGGCTGGACGTCTCGGCGTTGAACTTGGCGAATACCATCACTTCGTCGGCAGCATGCACGTTTACAACGACCACCTTGCGGACATGAGGGCCTATCTCGACGAAGGCTTCCAGCAAGTTCACGCAATGCCGGCAATGCCCGAAGGAGACCCGTTCGACATCGTGGATAGCCTGCTGGCCGTCGAAGCAAGGTTGCGTGTCGGCGACCTGATCGAACCAGAGGAGGTGATGAGCGACCCCTATTGGTCGGATATCGTCCGGCTGCTGCAGGTGTTCTGGTCACGCAAACACGCCACCAACGTAGAGGACCACGTGCGGCGGCTGAACGGAATTCGCGCGCAACTAGTGTCGCCATCCTATGGGCCTTATGTCGACGGCAGGAAGGATCTGTCGATCCGCGCACGCGCCTAGGCCAACTTTACACCATCGGAGAGCTAAATAGATGTGGCCAACTAGGGATGCGGAACGCCAGCGCATCACAACCGAACTCACGGCAGCAGTAGGACCACTTGGTCTATCCGGGCTCCCGAACCAGGCGACGATCGATACGCTGGCGCTCCAGTTCGTAGCGAGCTTGCGTCGCGAGGACTACTATAAGGTCGTTCAGAGAAAGCGGGTATCTGCCGCGCGCGCCGATCCCAACAGTCCTGCGTTCGACGCCGAACGCGCGGTCGCTTACCACATGCAGCAGGGCAACGTCGACGAGGCCGGCTGGCTTATCTTCCTGATGACCTACTTCGCCCGACCAACAGACACCAAGTGGCAGCGCCTGCAGGACGTCTACGGCCGCCTTGGCAGCGGCGTATGGGATTGGGCGACGGTCAACGCTAACCCTGCCGCATTCTATAATTGGATCGATGCAAACTGGCGACAGATCCGCGGCAAATTCGGCAACCATCGGAAATACAACAGCCTGAACCCCAACGCTGCCAACCCGATGCACATGACAGTGGGCGACTATTTGACCTGGATCGGTCCGGCCGGGCATGCGGCGTTCTTCGCGAACGCTGTGCGCGCGGCCGGCAACCACCCACACACGATCTACGATCACCTCTTCAGCAGGATGAAGGTGCTAACCTTCGCCCGCCTGGGCAAGTTCGACTACCTCTCGCTGGTCGGGCGCTACGGCTTGGCGCCGATCTCGGCGGGCTCGGCCTATCTCAAGGGAGCGACCGGTCCCCAGAGCGGCGCGCGGCTCCTCGTTGACGGGTCACGGAGCAGCGCCACGTCGCTGGCTGCCCTTCAGGGGACGCTCGACGCGCTCGACGGGCGGCTGAACGTGGGAATGGCCGTGATGGAGGATGCGCTCTGCAACTGGCAGAAGAGCCCGGCGAGGTTCGTGCACTACCTCGGTTAGTCGAGCAGCGCCCGCAGCTCGTCCCAGCGCCAGTGGCGCTTCAGGTAGTTCATTTGATGCGGCATTATCATGCCGCGGTGTTGCATCTGCCCCACGGTCAGCCCTGGCGCAACCTGCGCCTTCACACTGAACCGGATTACCTCGTCCTTCGCCGCGTAAAGGCGCTCAAATTCCTGTTCGCTATTCTCCGGAATGATGCAGCGAGATGCGAACTCGTTGGCCTCGCGCTCCATCTGATCCTCATGCCCCGCGCCGATGTCACCATCGACGAAGGTCTGCGCGCCATGGCGTACGACATGGCCGAGCTCGTGGAAGACAGTGAACCAGAAGCGGTCGTCAGACAGACCACGAAAGCTTAGAAGGATCATCGCCTTGTCGGACGCGACCATCCGGCTCGCGCCGGACGCGCGGCAACCCTCCGGGGCGCGCTGCGCAACGACGGCGACACCCACCTCGGCGCAGAGCGTCTTGAGCTTGGGAAGGAACCGGTCCGGCTGACGGACTAGCGACAGCCTCCTGATCGCTTCCATTCGGTCCACCAGATTGTCCACATGGAGCGGCTTCGTGGCCACGAGGTCGGCGCCGAGCTCGCCTCGGCGAAGCCACATCAGCACCGCGCCGTCGTCCGACGTGAACGCATGCGTCGTGCGGAAGAGCGTCTCCGACCGTATTCGCCCGTAACGGGTCTCCCATGCCGCCAAGGTTCCCACATTGAAGAACGCTAGGCGTCGTCGCACCTCTGCCCGTCGCGTGTCTTCTGACATCCGCCCGCGGGGCCGGGGCCCGGGAACGGGAATGAGTAGCCAATCGTCGGCTTCGGTCGCCACCGCGCGATCGACTGCGCGCTCCAGCGCACCCTCGTAGTTCTCCTGTCGCTTCAGCCAGAACGAGCTGGAGCCCCCGAGTACCGCGGCCAACGCGCCCGCTTGCTCCCGTCCAATCGCGACGGAGCCGTCGAGTAGGCCTCTCAAGGTTGCCACCCCGCCGGGCAACCTGTCTGCAACCACCTGTGGCGGCACGCCCCGACGTTGCATCAGAGCGCGCAGCGAGTCCCCAGGCTTCGAGAACCAGTCCGGCTTGAACCCCAGCACCTCCGTCAAGGCAGCCTCGCGACTTCCACTAGCTTCAACCTCGTCACCGTTTCCCAAAGAACGCTTCCGTCATCAGACCGATTAAACCGGGTTCCGACGGGCACAAGCGCCGCGCGATACCCTGCACCAATCGGCACCTGAAGGGAAACGCCCTCCTGGATTATTATGCCGCCGTGCAGGTCGAGCAACTCTTGCGCGTTCTCCAGCGCTAGCGCGTCAGAGATCAGCGTTACTAAATCCTCTGCCTCCACACGACCATAGAGCCGCTCCGCACGGTCGAGGTCGGTGCACGCGTCGTGAACCCGCTGATCTTCGAACGACAGCGTGATCAAGGGAAGGCCGCTCCCTCATGCTTCGAGCTCCCGTAGGGTGCAACGGACCTCGGCGCGATCATTCCGGTAGCGGTGATCCGTGGGGCTTTGCCCGCTGCTTGGCCCGGATCACATCAATCCGCTCCCAGTTACGTTCCAGTTCGCGGTCGCCCGCTTTGTCCATGTTGATGTCTGACGCGCTGCACAGGCTGGCGAGCGTCACCATCACGCCGCCCACCTCCTGTTCGGGGAGGCCCTGCGGCCGACCAAATACGTACTCGACTAGAGCGTGGGCGTCGTCGCGGGAACAGCCGTTGGCCTGAGCCAACTCAAGCGCCTCCTCAAGGAACCGGTGCGTGCGCTCACCACGATCGGCCCTAACATCTGCAGGGAAGCAGGCCTCCAGCCAATGTTCTACCCGCCGCTGATAGGAGGTCACCTCCGATGACATCCCGCGTGCCCCCTCACCTAATGCGGTCGCCGCGCCGCTAAACCGTGATACCGTGGACGACGGGCGTGTGGAAGGGGCTGTCCGCAGTCGCCCGGCGGTTCGGGTGAGCCTGCCGAGCTTCCACCCGCGGCATGTCGGGCCGTTTTACCCGCGCCTCCTACTTAATGGCTGTTCCTGCCGCTTGATTGCCGCGTAGGCCGGCGGGCAGTAATTTGCCAAATCTACGGTGTCTCGGCTTTTGATCTAAAGGCGGTCGCCGATGTGGTAACAGTGCGGCACTTCACGGGCATCAACCGCAGGAATGTCATAGTAGATAGTTGCCTATTTGCATTCAGAGTATTGCTCCTGCCGCATTGTCGGCGAACAAGTTCCCGTCGCGAACGTAGCGCTCTAACATTGCTTCGCTCTTGTGGCCCGTTTGTGCCCTGATCTTGAACGTGGAGGCCCCGGCCGTGGCCGCACTTGTGGCGAAGCCAGCCCGTAGCGAATGACCGGAGAAGTTTGCCGGATCGAAGCCTACCGCCTCAACGCGTCGTTTGATGATCGTCGCTACCCCCTCTCCCGATAGGCGGCCGGGCGCGATATGGCCATGCCGGTCTACGCCGCGAAACAATGGTCCTTGCTCGATCCCGGCAAGGGTGAGCCAGTCGCTCAGGTGGCGCGTGGGGCACCATCGGGTCCGCCCATGCGGGATCGCGATCTTGCGGCCCTGCCCATTTTGATCAGTCTTCGACCGCCGCAGATGCAGCACGATGCCGCGGCTCACGTGCTCTACATCGCCGAAATCGAGCCCGACGAGTTCGGATCGACGGAACGCCCCCGCGAAGCCGATCAAGAGCAATGCTTTGTCCCGCACCTCGATGGGCCGGTCGCCCATTCGTTCCAGCACTGTGAACAAATCCTCCCGCTGCAGCGCCTGCACCTCGCGTTGAGCGATGCCCTTGGTGCGCCGTATCCCTTGCATAATCGCCTTGATTATTTCGGATCGGCAGGGATCATCGAAGCCTGATGCCCGGTGCGCCTTCGCTATAGCTGCCACCCGGCGCTTGATCGTCGCGACTGCATGGGTCTCTGCTAGACCGGCCAAATATTCCGCCACGCTCTGCGGCTGAGAGGGGATTTGTCTCCCTGATGCCCGGAAGTGGGCGAGATCAGCCGCGTAAGCGCGTTGGGTGCCGGCCGACAGGGAAGAGGAGAGGAAGCGGCGGACCGGTTCTGAAATTGCCTGTGAAGGCGAAGATGCCGTTATGTCTGCTGCGACGATGCCGGAAATGTTTGTGCAATTAATTGCAGACTCGGCTGAAGGCTTTTCGAGCAATTTTTGCGTTTCTCCATTTGGCGTCCGCCGCGGATTTCCGTGGCTCCAGCCCTAAGTCGCTGTAACGAAAATCGGGGGTCACAACCTGCGAAGGCAGGACCCCGTCAGCCCAGCTTCAGCTCCTGCCGGACGTAGGCTTCAGCCAAACGCTCGTTGTGATCTGCGATGAGATCGGGCGTCAGCTTGTGCAGCGTCATCAAGCGCGCTTCAGCCTCTTCATGGCTTTCCAGCGTGCCGTCGTGCCGAATGTGCGCGACCCGGACATCCGGCAGGTCGTGGAGGTGACGGGCGATCAGCGAGAAGCGATGACATTGCAGCGGATCACGCTCCGCACATAAGAGGGCGGGTCTGCATTGGGCGGCTATCGCTAGTATGTCGTCGATCGCCATGGTGAAGGCTTCGGTCCCACGCCTCGCTGCATAGTCGGTGGGGCCGCTTACCGGCATTCCGCCCAGAGCATCGCCCATATGGATGTAGCTAACGCCGATCCGGTTCAGGCTGACCCGCAGTTGCGGCTTGTTGAAATGCTGCCAGCGTGACCGGGGCAATGATCGCACGTCGATAACGCAGCCGATGCCGAACTGATCGAGGGCGTATGCGAACTCGTCCCAGCCGCTATTTGAGTGCCCCACGCTCATCACATCAATCATCTTGATCCTTTCAGAATAAAGATGATCCTATGGTCTAAATACCAATTAGACAGCATTTTCGACTATTTAAATACTTTGCGGTGCCCCGGTCTCACACGGCACCTCCTATTGCCGACGATCCTGCTGAACGGATAGATTGCACACATGATGGTGCGCGATCAGAGCTGCACCTTCGCCTCCTTCCGCCGCGTGATCTTGGCGCGCTCGCGCTTGACATATTCGGGGTCGATCAACGCGATTGCCCGCTGGTGGTAGGGATCGGCACGTTCAAAGATGATGTGTGGGCGGTACTCTGGCCACACCCGCTTGAAAAAGGTCATCCACTGCTCCTCCGTCACATGCAATGCTTCGGGTTCGCCTTCGTTGATGACGTAGTGCGGGGCCGGAAGGGCTTCCTCACCATCTCGCTCCCGGCAGAGGGCAATATATTCGGCCATCCGCTCGAACTCGATGTCTCGGGCAGACCGCGAACGGAGTGGAACGATCGGGGTCGGTTTTGCCCTGGGTTCGATTGCGCGGAGCGACGGGGGTGGGGGAAGCTGCTTGTCGCTGGCTGGGGGAGGCGACGAACGAGTGCCTGCAATGACCTGGGCTTCGGACCAGCCCCGTGCCAGCCGGTGACGGACGGCGGACGCGGACACACCCTGCAATTTGGCGATGCGGGAGGCCGTGTAGACCTCGTCGGTCCGCTGATCGTAGATCGTCAGGGTGTCGCCCTTGTTATTGTTCTGCGTCTGTTTGTCGGCCCAGCGCACCTTGCCGGGGGCATATTCGCGATCAGTGTTGTCGATCCTGTCGAGGGTGGCACCCGACACGGGCATGGGGCCGACGAGCCGGAGGAAGTCGCGAAACTCCCGGAGGTCGGGATGCACGATGTCGCCACGCTGCTTGCTCCGGGCCAACATGTTCCGGTGAGAGTTGGCCTCCGCTGCATATTTCCGTCGAAGCTGCATCTTCGTCAGATGCCGGAGGTCATGCACGAACCCAACATCCTGCATTTTCTCGACGGGGGGACAAGTGTGATTGGATTTGCTTATGAGCGTGACACTGCCCGTCGGTGCGGGGGCCAACACAGGCGCGTTTGCTGGGGTTTTGACGATTTTCTCGTCGTCGTCAGATGTCGCGCCATGGGAGAAAATTTCTCCAGCGGTGGACATCAGGTGTGCGGCGATATTCGACTTCAT